CATAAATACACCCAGCCCCATTGACATAAATCCCCAGGCATCTTAGAATACTCTCATAACACCAAAGGAGCGTACTTATGTCAGTTGCTGATAGACAAGCGCAGACGCAGCGTTATAGGATCACTCTGGATCTATCAGTGTTCGGTGACTTCGACCCACATCAGATTGATTGGGAGAAGTTATTCGAGTTGGAACCTGCAGAGAAGTGTGATGCTTACGTTGAAGATCTAAATGCACCTGACCGTTGGTGATTGCGTCCTTTCGTTTATACTCTCAGTGTCTTGAGTAATTGAAAGGGGGGACGTTGAAAGTGTCTCTATAGTGTAAGGACAACCCCCAAACGATGAGCACCACTTACCAACGCAACATCCTCTCTACTGAGTATAATGGTTGGGAGAATTACGAGACCTGGAATGTTGCTCTGTGGATCAACAATGATGAGGGTTTGTATGACATTGCTCGTCGCTGTGATGATTATCAGGACTTCCTAGATTCCATCGAAGGACTTATCAAAACGACAGGTGATGGAGTATCATTCACCGACCCGAAAGTGAACGTGATTCAGATTAACTCTGACGTGTTCGATTTCTAGTCTTAAGTATCACTCACTGATCACACACTAACTGACACACAATGCGCTATATTCCCTCCAGTCGTTATACGCTTGATGAGATCGCTGAGCAATGTCGTCTGGCAGTATTAGAGGCACGTCCTATCAAGCAAGAGCGTACAGATCTTTATACTGAGGTCTGTAAGTTCTACCACTACAGCAACCCTCTCCTGGTTGCACAGTAAGCATCAGTGAAGGGAATGAGATGCGCCCTATAAAGACACTCACCAAACACACAGTTTCTAACAACAAACAACACAAAATGTCTAAGCAAGTTCTTCTCTCCCTGCTGGCACAAGGTAACACTGGTGCTGAGATTCTTCAGATCCTGGATAATCTGAGCAGTGAGCAATCTTCGGAGGGTGCTTATAATGAACCGACTGCAGATGTGATCGAGTTCTGATAGTTGAGGGTGCTGCGGTGATTGACACTGTGGCACCCTTATGTTATGCTTGGTGATGACAGTGGTTCGACAGTGTTTTGCGGGCGGTTGTTTATAGCGTCGCGGGGCGTTGTGTTATAAACCCGCCCCGATGCCCCCCTTATTAAAAAAGGCAAACTACCCTAATCTATAACAACTCCGTACACCGACCTCGATTTATCTCTCAATTAAAAAATTCCGGAAGTATGATAAGTCCTCGAAACTGCCGCAGATATACGCAGAGACGCCCATATTGGAACTTCTGGAAGGTTGTGTTAGCGGGCTGGATGATTCGTTATCCACGCCCATTTTTTGTCGCACTTGGTTTTTGTGCGTCTGTGATATATAATTCAATAAAGAAATAAAACTGATAGAAAAAAATCCGGAAATATTTTTATGACTGAAAGAGTGTATCACATATATGCAAAGAATAAGTGCTTGTTTCATTCATTGAAAGAAGATGAATTCGAATCTACTTGGAAAACCTTACAAAATCTTGTAAATTTATTAGATACGAAATATGCTGGGGATGATCTAACCTACGAGGAACTGATAGTAAACAAAAAGGTGATTGGAGAATCCTCACATTAACTTCAAGGGGGCAAATAGATAAGCATTGACAAATGCATATATAGACTGATAAAATTGATCTGAAGGTTAATTTAACTTATGGCAAAAGGATTTACTGTTAAAACTGTTGCACCAAAAAAATCCACAGAAGAATGGGATATTGATGCAATTAAAGAAAGGATGAAAGGGAAGTCAATTGTATTCTGTCTTCCTGGGCGTGGATGTTCTTTTATTTTCTTGAAGGCATTTGTGCAACTTTGCTTTGATCTTGTACAGAATGGTATGGCAATTCAGATTAGTCAAGATTACTCATCGATGGTAAACTTTGCACGTTGCAAAGTACTCGGTGCAAATGTTCTCCGTGGACCAAAGCAAATTCCTTGGGATGGAAAACTTCAGTATGATTATCAACTCTGGATTGATAGTGATATTGTTTTTGATTCTAACAAATTCTGGCAGCTCTGTGATTTAGCTCTCAGTGAAGATGGAACTGAACGTGAAATTGTCGGAGGTTGGTATGCAACTGAGGATGGACACACAACCTCTGTCGCACACTGGTTAGAAGAGGATGATTTCCGTAAGAATGGCGGAGTAATGAATCACGAGACTGTGGATAGCATCTCAAAGCGTCGTAAGCCCTTTACAGTTGATTATACTGGTTTTGGGTGGGTCTTGATTAAGAATGGCGTCTTTGAAAATCTCGAATATCCTTGGTTTGCTCCTAAGATGCAAGTCTTTGAATCTGGTGGAGTTCAGGATATGTGTGGAGAAGACGTTTCGTTCTGCCTTGATGCAAAGGATGCGGGGTTTGAAATCTGGTGCGATCCTCGTATTCGTGTTGGGCATGAAAAAACTCGTATTATCTGATGAAACAATTTAACGTACTTTATAAAGGGCGTAAAATTTATACAAATCTCAGTATGGAAGACTGTACTGAGGTTCTTCAAGACTTCTCAGAGCGTTTTTACTCGGGAGAAGACATTGATCCAACTTTAATTGAACTGGAGGAAATTACAAATGGCTAAAGGTGGAAGTAATAAGGTACTCTTTCAACCAGGAGCACCGAAGAAGACTCGTCAAGGACGCTCTCCTCGTACATTACTGAGTGCAACCTCTCGCAATGGACGTAAAAAGAAATATCGCGGACAAGGTAAATAAATGATTCAATTGAATCCTCAAATCCCAGTTCTTACCCCAAAAGGTAAGGGTTGGGCTTTTTTTGTAATTGATCGTTCTCAAGAACACGATCTTGAATGGGTTGTCTTTCTAGATAGTAATGGAGAATGTTGGACTTTTAAAAATTCTGACATTCGTATTCAAAAGAATTATACATTACATCGAAACAATCCATCAGGATTCAACTCATGTATTACCTAGACACAGTAGATGAATGGAATTCAATACATGAAGAAGATTTGTGGGTTTATAACAAACTGTTTTTAAATCATCGTCTAGGGCATCTGTGTGGACCTGTAGGATGCCCCGTTCCACATCAAGGATATTATATCGTCCGACCAAGTATTAATTTACTCGGTATGGGACGATTTTCTCGTATAGAGTGGATAGAGAATTGCACTGATCATTTACATCCATCCGAATTTTGGTGTGAGATCTTTGAAGGAGAGCATATTAGTGTTGATTTTAAAGATCAGAAAGCAGATCTAGTTGTTTTAGGTGAAAAATACAGCAAAGACAATCTATACAAGTGGAAAAAATGGACTAGAATAGAGAGGAATATTGAGTTTCCAAAGTTATTAAATAACTTAAAAGGAAATTATGGGTGGATAAACTGTGAATTTATCGATAATCACTTAATTGAAGTTCATTTCAGGAGAAATCCAGACTTCAGATACGGGAATACAGTTGCAATTCCTGTTTGGAATGACCAAGAAATAGAAAATATTGACAATTTAACCTTTGTAAGCGACAAAGATTACTTAAGAAAAGGATTTTATATTGATTCGCGGGATAGCAACCCCGTAAAAAGTTCTGATCTAACAAATCAGGAGCAAAAAAATGACCAAAAAAGTCGATAAGGATCAAAATTTCATGAAAAATGAGTGGGGAACTCAATTTTTGTCTTCAGAATATGGTTGGGAAGAGAAAGTTGAGAAGCAAAAAATGCTTAGGGAAATTGCAAACGATGATTTGACACCCAAAAAGCATGATTTTTATCATCAAAATGAAATTCACTCAAAGATTCGCAATGATGAAGACTATGATGATTGGGAATATGGAACGGAACCACTATATGAATCAAAAAATCCATAATAAATAAGATAGAATCATAATAATCAATGCCTTTAGAAAGGGTAAGTCAAGGTTTTAAAGATATTAGTATGACATTTCAGAGCAACCCTCTGACGAATGACTTGATTGCCCTTAAGAACGAGTCTGCTATTGCTCGCTCAGTTCGTAATATAGTGTTTACATTACCTGGTGAAAAATTTTTTAATGAAAATTTTGGTTCAAGAATAAGTAAATCATTGTTTGAAAATGTAGATCAAATTTCTGCATCAATTATTAGTGATGAGATCAGAAATTCGATCAACAATTATGAACCAAGAGTTATTTTGATTGATGTTCAAGTGAGCCCTGATTATGATAATGGTAGTTTTGATGTCTTTATAGTCTATAGGATTACTGGTATTGATGTACCTCCGCAACAACTACAGTTCATTTTGCAATCTACTAGGTAAATGCCATTAGTAAATTTTTCAAATCTGGACTTCGACCAGATTAAAACAAGCTTAAAAGATTACTTAAGAGCAAATTCAAATTTCACTGATTATGATTTTGAGGGATCTAATCTCTCAACGATACTTGATGTTTTGGCGTATAATACCTATATTACTTCATATAATGCAAATATGGTTGCAAATGAAGTATTCATCAATAGTGCAACGCTCAGAGAAAATGTTGTTGCATTAGCAAGAAATATTGGTTATGTTCCAAGATCAAGAAAAGCAGCGGTAGCGACAATAAGTTTTTTTGTAGATACATCTAATATCACGCCAGTACCATCATCTTTAACTCTAAAAAAGGGTCCAGTAGCAGCAACATCAGGAAGTTTTGGAAATCAATCCTTTGTATTTTCCATTTTAGATGATATTACTGTTCCCATAGTTAATAGCATTGCATCTTTTACTGATATTA